GCACTGGTGGCCGTCAACAACTGTGAGGCAAACGCATTACCCCCGACGAAGTAACGACCATCGGCGGGAATGTCCGCACGGTCCAGGTGAACTTTGTACTCCGCAACCTGTGCGGTCGTAACTGCCGCTGCTGAGTTGTCGTCGTCCTGAAGGTCTTCGTCAGTGAAGGCGACGGTTGTAGAACCATCCTCACCACTCTTAGCGTCGGCGTCCATTGCGAGGATGACCTCGTAATCGTACGCCCGCTTCATCGCGTTGGCGGCGTTAATGGCGTATTCACTCTCAGGCGTGATCAACAGGCGAATCTTGTCCTGTTGGTCCACGAGGTCCGCCCACTCGTAATCCACCATCGTCACCATCCGGCGTGTGTGCTGGCTGTTGACGAGCGGCGTATCCGCGTGGCGAGTCGTCCGACGCACCGCGGCAGTTGCACCAAGGCGCTCGAAGAAGTGCGCTTTACCCGTCACACTTTCTTCACGAACTTTGCCCTTCAAAACACTCTGGCTCTGTTGCCAGAGGTGAATAACGTTCCCCTTAAACTGTAGAACTCTCGAAACTTCGATTGTATCGGACATGGAAAAACCTCTAGGTAGGTCGGCACAAGAACGGTAGGGTTCGGTGAGTTACCCGTCGTACGGACTCACCTTCGCCGTAACGTGGCGCTGAAGCGGTAGGACTTACCTACGTGCAGAAGGACGCTGACGCGCTACCCTTCAGTACTTTGGAAGACGTTTCTTTTTGCGGGTGGCCATAATGTTTCCAGGGGGGAAGTTGGGGTTGAGCGAGTTGTTGAGAGGTCGGACACGGCCAGGTGACGCCGCATAAGTCACACACGGCGGGGCCTTGGTAACGGTTAGATTTCACCCGCAACAATCTGATAATACCGGTTCACTTCTTCTATAGCGTCGTCGTGGCCTGCCAACCGCTTGTTGTGGTACGGGTGAGCCTTATCGTTCATAATCGCGTCAATCTTCTTTTGCGCTTCACTACGCCCGATAGCGAGTTCACCCGTTGCCGGTTCCATCCCGCCGTGTTCCGCTAACTCACGCCCGATCTTCGCGGCGAACTTGACCATGGCGGGGTGATTGCCGAGGCCCGTGGTTTCGAGGTAGTTCACGAACTCATCCCCGCCGAACTCACGTATAGATTTCGTGGCGTAGGCAATGTTCCGTTCGTACGCGGCTTCCGACCCGTACTCCTCAATCAACTTCGCCTTGTTCTCGTGGGCGACTTTCGAGTGGTCGGGGTAGAAGGACTTTATCTCGTTAGCGAATAACCCAAGGACGGCGTTCGCTTGTTCGGTAGTCAACCCCGCCTCGTGCATCTTCGCCTTGGTGTCCTTGAGGCGGTTCTCGTCCCACTTAAAGGACTCGTGAATGTCGGGGAGTTTCAGGTCGTACTTATCGGACGACTCGGGTACGCCCAGCTTCGTACGAATGTCCTTCAGCTTGGCGGCTTTGACTTCGGGGGCGTCCTTCTCACTGGGGAGGCGTATTGATCCACCGATTACGCTCTGTGCCTCAACGTGGGACTTCAGCACCTCTGACAACGGTTTTCCCTTGAACGAGTCGAACACCTTCTCGCTCCCCTTCGGAATGTCCTTACTCCAATCGTAGGGAGTGGGGGCGGGTGTCGGCGTCGGTTCAGGGTTCGGGGTTGGTGAGGGATTAACTATCGGGTCCATCTAACTCTACGTCCTCCATTATGGGGTTGTTGGTGTACGAGTTGAACATTCGGATTACGCTACGCTCCCCCTCGTTGCGGGCCATGATGAGGGGGTCGCTATTGAAGGAAGAACGGTCGTTGTAGAGGCGGTTGAGGTCTTCGAGGAGTAACTTACCGAGGGGGGTACTGAAGACGGTCTTGATACGTTCGTGAAGGGTCTCAGGCGACTTCGGCGGCTTGCGGGGTGCCATAGGGGGAAGTGGGCGCTCCTTGTGAGGCGACTAACTGTTCGTTCGCCCCTGCGAGTTTGGACACGGTATCGGCGTTTACGTTTTGCTGTTCGGCTTGCATCGCGGCCTGTTGTGCTTCAGCTTCGGCGGCCATGAGTGCGTCGGCATCTTCATCGGAGAGTTCGAGGTCAACCGGGGCACCCGTCGCCTTCATTAAGAACGAGAAGGTTTTGTTCGTGTTGAGCTTCTTCATAATCTTGGAAGTCGGGTCAATCTGTACGACCGCCCCGCACCCCATCATTAACTTATTGAAGGACGTAAGCTCCCCACCGCGCTGTGCCCGTGCAAGTGGGCCTTCATACTGTACGTCAATCCCGACGAGACCGTGCTTTGAGGCGTACTCCTTCACGATAGGAGGGGGTGGGGGCATTAGTCCCGCCCGTTCGAGCATCTTGAAACCACGAGCGATAAGGGGGTTCAGATACTCAAACTCTAACCGCCCCATCGTCGGACCAAGAATCTGTTGCGCGAGTTCGATACGGCGTTCGACTTCAGTAGCGGTAATAATCGTTTTGTCGGGAAGTTGAAGTTGATCCGCGAAGAACATCCGACGAATGGAAGCGCGGCGGTCTTGCGTGAGGGCCGCATTCACGTCCCACTTGCCCCCTTGCTCCATCGGCATAAGGGCGTCCATATCACGGACGATATTGATAGACGAGGGTTGAGTCCGAACACGCCCGATAACCCCATCCTCACGCGCCTTCAACGGGGGTTCAATGATCTTCCCCCAACCTCGAAGCGTGAGTTCGTCAGCCTTGTTGAGAGTCTTAATGTCGGGAAGGGCAATGTGCCCCGGCCCGCGTCCAACCGTCTCACCCGACGTTTTACTCCACCGCGTACAGAAGAACGGGTTCTCGTCAAAGCCGTCTTCGTTTAACAACTTCTTTTCGTCTAACTCAACGTAATACGAACCCCAGGGTTTGTTACGCTTCAGTTTCCCCGGGGCCGTGTGGCGAGGAAGGACCGCGTGGAGAATGTCGATATGCTCGTCAGGGTTCTTCTGAAACTTCTTACGCGCCTTTTCGCTTAACGCGTCCTCGCCCCACTTCTTCACCGCGGCACCGACCGCCCAATCCAATTTACGGATAACCGTATCGACTAACCCCTCCGCGTCTTCAGCCATGACGTAGGAGCCGATCGCTTCAGCACGAAAGAGGAAGCCCCCGAAGCGTGCGCCGTTCTTGGCTTCACGTTCTTCGAGAGACAGATTGCCAAGGCCGAACGTAGCTAAGTCAAGGTAGAACTCTTGGGACTCAGTGACAAAATTCGACTGACGAAGGTACAGGTAGAAAATGTTTGCACACTTCTCTAACCATAGCTGAACGTCTTTCTCCTCGTTCAACTCCTCCTCGTTCATCTTGAGAGAAAACCACCGTATCGCCATGTTGGTAAGGGACCCAGCGATAAAGGCGGCTAGTTTCGTAGCGGCGTCAGGGGCGGTGGAATCAAACAACCGATCGGTCTGTTTCGCCCCTTCCGTGCGTTTGGTGATGATGTTCTTACGCGTGGTGAGGATGTAGTCAGCGAGTTCTTGCCACACACCCCGCGCCACGCCGTAGTGGTCCCAGAGGGTGTTGTACCGCTTGACAATCTTCTCGCCCTTGGACATGGCCATTAGTCAGACTTCCCGAAGTTGTGACGCCAGATGTGGGTGAGCAGGTAGGACAGAGGGACAGTGATAGCGGGTTCTTGTGGCGGGACGGGAAAGCCCGCTAACCGACGAAGCCAATGGGCACGAAACGTAATCTTTGGATCACACCACATTATCGACCTAACGTTTTGAAGTTGCCGCCGAGGAGGGTAGGGCGTCCAATGTTCTCGTCGTCAGGAACACCTTTCGACCCCGTAAGGAGCGTACTGTTCTTCCTTCGCCGTGGGGAGCTTGCGGGGGTTACGTCCGGTGAGGCGAGCGGTTGAACGGCGGGAGTAGCGGGGAGTTTCGGGGGTTCGGGTTGGAGGGCGGCTTGATAGGATTGTGCGGCGTCGAGAGAGACACCACCCGCCGCGCCTGTTTGGGTGGCGGCTGAAAGGATTGCCCCCGCAGCGGCTCCACCTTTTCCTTGTTTCGCTTTCTCGTTAGCGATGTAGCCAGCGCGGGCGTACTCACTGTATCCACCCGTAGCGAAGGCGGCGAGTCCGCGGGTGAGGGGGTTATTCAGTACCTTCTCTTTGAAGTCGCCTTTGTAGCGTGACCCTTTCGGGTGCGCGGCTAAGTGATTCAATCCCCACTCAGTTGCTTCGAGACGATTATTTTTACCTGAATACTGTTCAGGCATTTGATACGTTTCAGCTTGCCAGTTACGAAGGATGGCGGCGTCGTCCGCGGTGGGGCGTCCTGCAACGATCCGGTGAAGGGCCGTCGCTTCCTGTTCGGAGATACGAAAGTACGCGGCAAGGTCCGCCGTGTCGTACCCGAAGGTGAGCATCTTCGAGTCTTCGTCAAACTGTTGTGTAGCTTTTTGAGCGGTGAGAAGGGTATCGCGGCGGGCCATTAGACACCGTACACAGAGAAGTCAGAATCGGCTGAGGACTGGTAAACCCCAAGAGGATTGTAGGCAGAGTCGGCGTGAGTTTGTGCGAGTGGAGGACGGCCGGATTTTTCTACGACCGCGCCTGTGCGTACGGCGTCAGCGAAGTTAGACGCCCAATCGTGGACGGGCGTTTCGGCGTAACACTTCTTCTCGTCGTCGTATTCCTTGTGATATTCCTCTAACGCTTGAATGCCCTTGAGACACTTCTTGTCGTTGAACTCCATGCGGGGGAGTAACAAGCGTACGGACTCAATACCTTCCGTAATGTGGAGCTTCGGGGCTACGGTGATGTGGGTGAGGCCGAGGGAACGGGCTACGTCGATCCGCTTCACGTTGGAGGAGTATTCAGTGACGTTAATGTCGTGCGGGAGAACGTGTTTCTCGTACGTGTAGTCCTTCTCACGGACCACCTTGACGTAGTGCGCGAGTCCCTGTTGTCGGTTGTAGTAGAGGTCGATAGCGCGGGGGCGTCTGCCGATATGTTGTACGAACCAAATCACATTGGCGTCGTTCCGTCCTAAGTCCCACCACGTCTCTACAGGAAAGCGCGGTTCCCACGGGAAATCACCAATCCGGTGTTCCGCGTGGGCGAGCTTCATGAGGTGCCCGTAGTACGCCCCTTCAATCGACCCCGTGAACGAACAGTAGTACTCTTGGTTAATGATGCCTTCATCAGTTCCCCGTCGCCGGAGACTGTCAATGTAGGCTTGGTCAATAATCGGCTCGCCAGCTTCATTCTGAGTCTGTTCAACCGTGAGGAGTTGTCTGAACCATCCTTCGATCCCGGCCCCTTCGTACAAGTCGTATCCATGATTGTGTCCTCGTGGGGTGTAGACGAATAACGCCCACCCCTTGTTGGCGGCGAGAATGGGTTCAATGAGCTTCCAGGCGATAGGCTTCTGAATGGCGTACTCTGAGAAAACGCAGCCTACGGGGTTGGTGCCCATGATGGAGTCAATACGGTCGGTTCCGACAAGTTGAATAATTGAGCCAGTCACTAGCTCAATCTGCATGTCGGTTTCGTTGATTTTGGGCTTGTTGGCCTTGTCAAGTGCTATGAGTTCTTTGGGGATGTACGAGAGAAACTTACGGCCCTTGTCGTCCATTCCATCCCAAATAACTTTTTTGGCTTGCCCGTAAGTTGGGAACGCATAGAAATAAGTTCCCACACGGTCGTAAATGGCGGCAGTAATCAGAAGGTTCAACGCAGTGATATCTTTTCCGCATCTTCGGTGCCAAAGCAGGACCGCCCGTTTCTTCTGCATACCCCCTTGGAGCATGTAGTCGATCACGGGACGTTGGTAGGCTCTAGGGGTGTAGTGGAATTCAATAGCCATTAGAGACAGAGAACGAGTGAGACGAAGGGGAGGTTGATGAAGACGTACCGGGCGTTATTGCCCCGTTCAGTGGAGAAGGAAGGACGTTGCTTCCAGTCGTGACGACTTACAGTGAGGTTAAAGTAGTGCATGGGTGGGATGCCCCGTGATTAACCTGGCTCACGGGACCAGAAGCCGTGTCCGCACAGTCATGTACGGAGTGGGCCGTTGATTCGCTATGCTGGCTCAACGGTTAAAGCCTCTGTACACTCTCCACACTCGGTAGAGAGTCAGTTAGAAAAGGAAAGACGCCCCGACGCTCAACACGTCAGGGCGCAAATGGGGCGAGGTTGAGAAGGCATGGAGGGGGTTGGGCGTTAGTAAACAAACTGAGGATGTGGACTATTTACCACGCTGCATGTAAACGTGCCGCGATATTGCCTATCTTCCACCCTACGTGGCGATATAACGGCTTACGGTATAGGCTATCCTCGAACGGGTTCCGCACGTAATCGCGCCAGCCCTCTACGACGCACACAGGTACCCATGTATCCACCCGTTCTCCGCAATAATCAAACGTCACAGGAACCTCCTTGGTTGGTAGAAATGACACACTTTTCTAACTCGTGGAAAAAATGGTGCGGCGGGAAAATTGATCCCCACGCGGCGAACTCACGCCAACAAATTATGGGGTACGGGGGGTAAGACTCCAACAATTCCGCTGACTTACGAGGCGATAGACCCTCAGCTTGAGAGGCTGGGGTACTGTATAACCCGTGGGATTACAACAACTTAGCGGGAGAGCTACTATTCACATTATGAGGCATTCTGCCCCAGTCTCACTACCAGGACTACCACAAGTGGGGCAGGTTGCCACACTCACTACTACCCATAACCGTATGATCCCTATGCCGTCGCGTAACCACGCGAAATCCCATCACTATTTACTAGCCTACCGTAACCTATTGAAATCCCTACAATCCCACTTGTCCCACTAGTCTGTCCCACGGGGTGTGGTGGGACGACGATTATTCACGATTATCAACAATTACCATCGTATAAGTGCTTGTAATCCCATGCAATCTAGCGATGTGGTTCATAACATCTCGAAATCCCATGTGTTTCTCTAAAAGCAAAGTCATGGGATTTCGCGCACTTACGACACAGAGCCTATAAACGTGCATGTAATAATATCAATGACTTAGAGAATGTGGTGAAATGTGCCAAAAACAGATGGGATTTCGCTAACTTACGCAAAACACCCTTCAAAAGCCCAATGTTTCAAGGGTTCGTTTCACGCTCGTCTAAAACAGATGGGATTTCGCGGACTTGTGAGGCTTCTACGGTGACAGGCGTTGGGGCTGGCTTATTCGCCCCTATTGCGATAGACGCCCAAGGGGGTAGGGGAATCTCCACCTTCACAGGGGCTTGACGTTGTTCAGTCTGTTTACCAGACGCGCCTAATAGGTCAATGAGTTGTTCACGCGCCTTCGCTCGGGCGCTGTGATCCGGTTGTTTATGCACGTCCACGAGCTTCCCGAAGGCCCACCCCGGCGTCTCCTTCTCAGCGTCTAATCCATCAACGGCGGACTCAATCACCGCTTTCATAATCTCAACCTGTTGAGAGTGATCGAAGCCCGCTGCATCCAGTAAGTCATTACGCAACTGAGCCGCGTTGAGTGGGGCGAGTCTATCGGTGTGGCCCTTCGTAAGGGCTTTCTGTTCACTCATAGAACAACGCTACCAAAGATGGTGAGTTCGTCTAAATCTATTTTACGCACTTCCTGCTCTAGCCGACGCGCCACGGCGTCGAGCCATTGAATACCTTCAGGTGTGTTTAATGACTCATCATTCGGGTGAAGCGTAATCGTTATATCGTTCATAACACCTCCTTAGTGATCCCCCTTATTATCAAGTCCTGTGTAATCATTCAATATACCTTTCAAGACGTGTAACTCATGCGTCAATGTTCCAGGGAGACACCGTAGCTCTTTGTGTAACGCCGTCGCGTCACTCGGGCCATACACGATAATCAGCGAGTCGTCAAGGATGGTCGGAGTTAAGGGGGGTGAGGGTGTCGGGTTTGGGGGGAATGACGAAGGGTCGGAGGACATTCGCTAACCCTGGACCTTTCAGTAAGCGTGATCTAATTAACATGATTTCTTCAGCACTGAGGAGACGTTTCTTCACACCAGGACGCCCGAAACGCCGATACACCGCGGGGTGTTCGGCCTTGTGGTTTTTGAGGTAGTAGTGAAGCGCGTCGTACGTACAGGGGATAAGTTGAGCCGCTAAGCGTAAGTCGTAGAGAGGAACAACGGGTAGGACGCGGGTAATATCCACGCTCCCCGTGACCTCAACGTATTGAAGTGACATGGGGGTTAGTAAACCGTGGGGGGATTACTTCTGCTTATCGTGCGTTTGCCCGTTTAAGGGGAAACGTGGGGCGTAGATTGCCGTCTACGCCACCCGCACTTTCTACGGCCTCGAAGTAGAAACGCATGGCCGCATTCACGATCATGGACATGGGGAGTAATGGGTAACTTCGCATGAACGTGTCGAGTTCAGCGAGAATATCATCATCGAGGTAAATACTTTTCTGATTCACGCGTCGTTTCTTGCCCACCTTCCACCTCCTCATTAGGGTGTTCGCCTTAATCCATTGTCTGACTGTAACCTAGCCCACAGTCTATCTGCAATACCCTAACTAGGTTACGTATTTCCGCATACTAGGGGACGCCCTAGTTGTGCTTCACTTAACGTACTTGACATTCACAGACATTACGTGTACAACTACTTACTACATGCTAACCCATAGGAGCATATCACGGCGTAGAAGCGGCTAGGGACGCCGACTCCCACCCAGTCAACACCTGGGGCCTAGAGTAGACAGGACGAGGCAGCTACCAGTAATGGGAGCCTCGCACCTGGAAAACGCACGAGGTTGTATAACGTGATCGGACGATAATACATCTTGTTAGTGATACTGTGAGTGAATCACTTCTCGTACTAGGTAATCCCCTAAATACAGACTGTGATACTACTCACAGAAAAGTAGACAGCGCGGAATGAAGTAGAGTAAGGTGGAGTCTACTAGCCTTCTAAGCTGAGGGTCGGAAGTTCAAGTCTTCCCGGGCGCACCAGTACAACAGAGTACGACGTACGCCCACCCTCAGTTTCCCCTAGACAATCAAGGCTAGTGCGGGGTATACATGGAGTGAATGTATTCCACGCTACACTTACTTCACTACGTGTCAAGGGGGTGTTATGCAGCTTAAGACGTTCATCTACGAGCGGTATTGGCCCACGATTAAACCCACATTGTCTCCGAAGTGGCAACAGCACACGGAACACTTGTTTAAGTTGATTGTGGGGAGGTTGGGGGAGTTTGACGTGAGCGACATTCCATTGGAGTACGTAGACGGATGGTGGTCGTACCTGCAAACGCTCTACGACACACCAGTCACACCAAACAAAGCGTTAGTGAGAGCCAAGCACATAATGAAGGTCGCTATCCGTTGGAAGCTCGCCCCGAGTAATCCCTTTCTCGATATTCGTAAGCTCAAAGAACCTGAACGGAAGTTTACGCCCATCAGTGACGTAGTACACGAGACGTTATTCAATGACGCGTCCCCGAGACTCCAATGGTATCTCGTGTTTGCGCGTTATACCGGCGCACGTCTCTCGTCGTTAGCCAAACTTGAAAGGAGGGATGTTAACCTTGAACGGAATACGGTTACTTTCAGGCGGACAAAGAATGGCGAAGATTACACAATACCTCTACATCCTAAGTTACGTCCTTGGTGTGAACGTCAGAGTGGGCAAACACCGACGGCGAAGGTGCTTCCTCAATACGCGGACCCACACGCTGTTAGTCAACTGTTCCGACGCCTTAAAAAGCGGCACGGCGTAGAGGGATTTCGGTTTCACGATTTCCGGCATAACGTCGGCACCAAGTTAGCTGAGGCGGGTCTCGACGTGAAAGGACGCATGCAGTTACTAGGACATAAAGACTCACGCATGGCGATGAGGTACACCCACATCGCAGAAGACGTGTTAGGGAAAGCAATGGAGGCCGCACTATGACTACCACCGCCGCGAAGGGAGCGCATACGCCGACACCTTGGCATAGGGAAATGGTTGCACCTAGTAACTTTCAAAAGAATGGCAAGCGTATACGCGATGCAAATAACCAGGTAGTTGCGAGCATTGCCACTCGCAAATTTGCCCGTGACGAGGAGGAGGTTCTAGCTACAATCGTCAACGCCGTCAACTGCCACGCTGACTTGCTGGAGGCGCTGGAAGATGCATGCACGACCTATGCTTTTTACGGCGCACAGCCACCAGAGAAATGGTTAAAGGCTGTTCAAAAAGCCCGCACAGGAGGAGGGTAACTAATGTCCACGCTCGAACTAAAAGCCGCCGTTGAACGTCGTGAATACTTTCTACAGATGGTTGCACTACTGGAAGAATTGAGCGAGAACATCGAAACCGGCAACCTCGCGGCGTGTCGGTTTATCAATATGGACGTGAAGAAGTTGTTGACGAAGGTGCGGAAGGCGTAACACGGGTTCGATAGTTAGTCTAACTGGGGCGTTGGGGAAACCTGACGCCCTTTTTGTTTGTCCAAAGGAGGGGCGATGGACGAGAAAGCGTTGTGTGTGATCTTAGCGGAACGGTTGCAAGGGTTGAAGGACGCGATTGAAGCGAACCCGTGGAGTCATTACGCGGATAACTACAAACGGATGGACGTAGAGCTACGGCGTTCAGAAGCGGTGTTGAACATTGCGAAAGGGAAAGGGGTGAACTATGGAAGCAACGATTTTCACATTCGCATGTGCGGTGCCAGTGGTGCTTAGTGTCGTAATGATCGTAGTCAACTGGTTGGTTGAGTATTAACTTATGCCACTTTTTCTCAGTCGGAGACAATTCTTAAAAGTGTCGGTGGGCACAGTCGCATGTTACGCGATTGCCGATAAGGTTATAGCGTTGACTACGCTACAACCAGTGAACGGGCTTAACCTATTCAAAGGAGGGGCGTCCTAATGATGGTGGTCAATATCAAGAACCTCGACACAGCACGAACGATGGTCCGTCAGTTGGCGGTGCGGCAACTCGTGACGGGTCTCATCCGTCAATACGGCTTCGATGAGTTAATGACGGGCGTGCATTACTGTTACCGGGAGAACGTGTTAGCGCCGTCTCGCCATAACCCCGAAGTGCAACGTCGGGCGGCGGTATTAGATGAGGCAATCCGTAACCTTCAACTCTCAAAAGGGGGCAACGATGAAGCTCACACCTCATAGTCAGTACGACGAAACACCGCAAGTCCTCGATAGCCGTCTCTATTACGACACGAAGGAGAAGGTGTATCTGTACCACGAAAAGGGTCAACTCGTGGGGGCGTATAACACGTTTGCAGACGCGGCGAAACAACTTAGCCAGAGGGGGAACTCATGAAGTTGTCGGAAGCTATTTTGTTAGGGAGTATTGGGACACCACAAGCATTTTGCGAGAGTCGGCCAGAGGAAGAAACAGCGTGCGCCTTAGAAGCTGCGGCGTTGGCTATTGGGGTGCCTAAAAGATTGTGGGGAGTGCTTGATCGTCATTGGCCGTGGATAAATCGGGCGGCTACATGTCCACACAGGGGAGAATGTGACTTTAACAGGGTGGACCGCGATGTAAGTCAAGTTATATGGCACCTTAACGACCAACACCATTGGCCGCGGCCCCAAATCGCCGCATGGGTCGCTACTATCGAACCCCAAGACACTCCCGTTGAAGCCGAAAAGGTAGAGCATGACCGAACCCGAGTTTGAAGCCCTTTACCTCAAACACCGGGCGGATTGGCTCACCCTCGCACGGAAGCTCACGAAGAACAGCGCCGTAGCAGAGGACGTACTCTCCGAGGTGATGGTGATTGTCGCCAGTGAGGGGTTAGCGAAGTTTCAGATTAACGAGAACCCCGAAGCGTGGATACGGCAACGCCTCGTGTGGTACGTGAAGCGTTTTATATGGTTGAATCCAAAGAACGTTGACTCGATGGAACAGAATACGGTGAGTATGACGGGGTACGAGAACGTCCTCCCCATCAAACCCCCAGTAGACGACGAAAGAACAACGCCCCTCGAAGGGCCACTTCGAAGGGCGTTAGACTCTCTCGACGTTGTGCAACAGGATATTATCTGTCTACGCGTCTTTGCGAAGATGTCATATCCTGAAATTGGAAGGATACTCAGCCTCCAACCGGATCAAGCGCGGAAGGCGTACAACCGGGCACTCCCGAGGCTTCAATTAGCGTTGGAGAGTGTCGGCATTTCAGCCCAGACATGCGGCGGAAGTATGCTGAACGCGATAACCCAAACCGAGTCTTCACGATAGGAGCCAACTGACTATGAGACTGGCCGGGGAACTCGTCACATAAATGGACAAGTTTCTCGGCCTCGTCTCGTATCTCACTCTCTTGTGGAAACACGAACAACCCCGTTTCACTGTCCCGTATCGCCTGTAACTTAATATCCTCATCGAATCGTGACTCCGCCCAAAACAACGCTTGGTTGTCCCCCGTGGGCCAAAACAACCAATTCGCGTCCACTTCACCCCCAATGAACCCCGACCCTCGACCTGCAGTAGACGGGCGGGGAATGTACCCCGTAGACTTTTTCTCCTTATCATCAGACACCGTAATCCCCGCACCTTTCGCGGTGTGGTGAACGACAATAAGCGTAATCCCCTCGAAGATCGCGTTCAACACGTCCCATATACGCTTACAGTCTCGGGCGGTGTTCTCGTCGAGGTGGTGAATCTTCGAGAGTACGTCCAATACCACAAGTTTCGGTTCGACACGCGCAACAAGTTTATTGAGAAGCGTCTTACACCGATCGTTCATTAAGTCGAAAGGCTTCTCAACGGTAGCGGGGTGGACCTTCACAATATCCCCCGAGAGGTCCACGCCGTTCACGTCCAAGTCGTCAAGTCGTTCTTTCCATATTGAATCGGGCGTGTCGAATTGGAGATACAACACGCGCCCCTGTTTCGTCTCACGCCCTAAAAACGGTCTCCCTTGAGCAACCGCTAAAGCAATCTGAAACGCGAGAAACGACTTACCCGCCTTGGCTGGACCCACGAGAGCAATACGCGCACGTTCGGGAATAAGGCGATGAACAAGGTAGGGAACAGACAAAGCTGGTAGCTTCCGATACTCAGCGAGCGAAATCGGTTCCAAGTAACCCCCATTAAAGTGTTTGCGAGGCGGTTAGTAAACCAGAAACGCCGGGGGTGGGCGGTTCGGGTTTATCAACGCCACGCAAAAATTTGAATAAGGAGAATGTATGGACGGTAACGCCCCCGTATTTTCACCGTCCGCTACGGAAACCTTCTCGAAGTGTCCCCGTAAATGGATACTCAATCGAGAAGGCTGGAAGTCGCGGATCATCTATTACCCCGAACTGTGCGCGGTGCTCGGTGACGGCTTCAGTGCGTCAATGAACCTTTACAACGCGATGGTGATTGACGGTGCGACGACGTTTCCAATGGCGGAAATTGTCGGCATTGGTAATCGCACCATGTCTGAACGTCTCGCCGCCTATCAGGACGCGGGTAGACGCATTGACGAAAAGAGTGTCGAGTTCGCTGACTTGTTACCCCTTCGACTGGATCAAGCCGTCCAAGTGTATATGGCCCAAAACCCGTTGAAGGATTGGAAGTTACTCCAAAGTGAAAAGACGTACGACGAGTCCGGGAAGTGTCGTATCGACCTGCTTGCGGAGGACGAAGTAGGTCAAGCGGTGCTCGACTACAAGGTGAAGGTGAAGTTGGACCCTGAGTGGGAATCCAAAAGCGTGAATGATCACGCAAACGGGACACAACGCTTCCATTATCAACACGCAACGGGGGCCAAACGGTTTGGAATCATCCTCGTGGTGTTGGGTGGGAATAGAAAGAAGGTGAAGCCCTATACGAAGGTGTTTCTGTTTGGCGACTCACCCTATTACGACTCGGGGTTGTGGTTTAACGACGCCCGCGAACACTGGCAAAGAATGAGCGTCTACAAACACGCGAGAGAACAGTTTGGGGATCGGGTGTTTATTCCCGGGTCGGTGGTGCATGACGATAAGTTCGGTCCGTGTGAGTACGAGGACGCTTGTATGGTGCATAACTTGGACCCTCAAGCGATGGCAGTTCAATACGTCAAGATAGAAAGGAGTAAAGGTTGATTAAGTTCACGACGGGGCAACCGGAAACAACGGCACAGATAACGGTCAGTGTCCGTGAAGGACAGTCTGACGCCGTTATCAAAATTAACGGGATTGAGATTGCGTGGATTGACGCATGCGACGGGGATCTTTGCTGTCAGTTAATTAAGGGAGAAGACGCAATAACATTGCAAGCCCTGGGGGTCAAATTGCGTAAAAAGACTTCAGGTTATTCAGAAATTGAGGTGTACAAAAACTAATGGGTTACTCATCAAACCGTGACATTGACACCCTTCGTAAGAAGTTCCGTCGTGTCCTTCTCAATGGTCCCCCCAACAGTGGGAAGACCACGAGTCTACGGTCCTGGCCTGGTCCTGTAATCGGGCAAGTGTTCCCGAAGGAGAAAGGGTCGTCGTCCATGCCGTTTACTACGTTGGACGGTCAACCCTTACTCGCCCTTATCCCTGACGACATTGACGTAACAAAGCCCCAAGACTGGCGGGCGATTGCAGCGGAAATGCGGAAGGTGACGATTGACATTCTCGCGGGGAAACACGGCGCGGTGCGGACGTACTTCGGTGATGGGCTTCATAAGGCGTACCAAATCATCCTTGCCGCCTGTACGGGCGGGGCGAACTTCACAGGTGAGGAGTTTGAACCGAAGCTCTACGCTAAGGCTCACTCGCTCTTTTGGGAGTATATCGACCTCATCCTTAACTCGTCCGTGGAATACGTCGTATTGACGTGTTGGGACGGCGCGGAACAGGACAATAAGCTGGATCAATCGAACGAGGGTAAGAAGAAGGTTCACGTCTACCCCGACCTCCCCGGCCAAGCGGCGAAGAAGATCATGGGGGAGTTCTCGTTAGTCCTCAACGCCGGTATTGAGGGCGTCGGCGGGGCGGCACGGTACTACTGGCAGACTCAGCCAGGCGGGTGGGTGTGGGGGGCGGGTATGAAGCTCCCCCTCGAAGTCACGGCGAAACTCAAACTACCACGGGAGGTGGAACAGAACTGGACGAAACTAGACGCACAAATCACGAAAGCCTTAGACGACGTGTACGCGACGGTGAACCCACAACAGAAGGAGGTCGTAGGTTGAGACTGGCTATTTATGACGAAGAAGGCGCTATTGACCCGATTCGTTTGCGTTTAGTTAATGAGGGTGATCACATCACAGTACAAGCTGTTGACCGGATGGGCGAGTGCCTTCTGTCGGGAAACATTCTTAGTTTCTATCCAAACGGCACAATGCGGCGGCATTGGTCATTGAATCCGGCAATTGGATTTCAGATGGACAACACTAAAATTAAGGAGGACGCATAACTAATGGTTGACGTTGACGTGAACGCAGCAATGGACGAGGAAGTTTCCGCGGATCTGATTAAGGCGGCCCAGGAAGCAGACCTGATTGAAGGCGGGCGATATCGGTTCCAAGTGGAGACCGCTGAACGTGTCGAGAACATGAAGGAGTTCTTCGACGAGGAACAGACCCGTAAGAACCCCTTCTACGGGAAGAACGTCTACAACCTTCGTATGCGACTGACGGCGAAGCGTGACGGGAAGGGTAAAAATGACCCGTTCGTGACGCTGGACCGCCCCCGTACGCACTTCCAGAAGGTGACGGCGGCGACGGTGTTGAACTCCCGCGGCGAACTGTCCACGGAGTCCGTGTTGTTCGGACAGATGGCGGGTATCTACGCCAAGGCAACCGGCGAGAAGCCGACTGTTGGCGCGGTGTTGGGATACTTCTCCGATAACGCGGCTGAAGTCCACATTACGAAGTCCGAGGAAGCCGAGAAGAACGGTGTCACCTATGCCGCGAAGAACTGGGTGCGTGGCATAAAGGCGATTACTGAGTAATGGCATACCCCGAAGTGATTGAACTGATTTCCAACTGGTGCTTAATCGGGTTGTCGTTAGTAGTTGCGGTCGTGTTAATCCGCGAACTCTAAACCTCAGTAAAAGGACGGGGGTAGGCTTAATCGGTCTACCCCCGAGTTTTATCTACATGGAAAAAGAGAAGTGGCACACAACGCCGTGTGAATTGAGTCGCACGTACGTCTATCCCGACCACTCCATTGTGTTCATTCGGAATCTCAATAAGCTCAAGGTGTCAGATTCAGGGACACATTACCTCGAATACGACGGAACCCATAAAGCCATTGTCGCGCCCGGGTGGACGCACATTCTCATTGAAGCCGACGAGTGGGACGTGTGACAGCTCTAGCACCCGACGACAACGAAATGCACGAAGTCTATTCCTGTGACTGTGCCGAGTGTCGAGAGTGGCGGTTCGATCAATGGCTTGAACATGAATATGACCGAGTGAGGGGGTACGGGTGAAACACTTATTCTTACCACTTACTGTTTTGCTCACACTTACTGGGTGTGTGACTTCATATCGTGACGATTTCCCGCAAACTTGCCGCAACATTCAGCGGCATACCGAAGGGAACGGTTACGAGGTCATTTATTACCCGTGTAAGTGGGACTGGGTAGGAGAGATTCACAAGTGACAGGTAATACGTTCGTCTACTGTTTAATGACACTCAACGCGGGGGCTTCCGTGACGTACTTCATCCAAGGCGAACCGTGGCGGGCGATGTACTGGGCCGCGGCGTTTACCCTGAACCTTTGTATTGTCAACCTGAAATGACGAAGGCGGACCGGCTTGCTTATTTCCGGGAATACAACAAACGTCGAACGAAACCACATTCAACAGCGGAACAAGCGCGGGCGTGGCGTAAACGAAATCCCGACAAAGCCCGAGAATACTGCAAACGTTGGCGGGCAAAGAACCCCGAAAAATATCAAGCAGCGCAAAAACGGGCGTACGCAAAACGCAAAGCTCAGTACTACACAAAAGTAAAAGCACAACGAACAGCGTCTCACTATTACCTGAAGGCACGCCTTCGCCCTTACAAAATGACTATCGGACAATTTCACGCCACGTTAGCCGCACAAGACTGGAAATGCGCTTGTTGCGGGGACGCGATAACGGAAACACGGTCACATATCGATCATTCGCACACGTTAGGTTACATCCGAGCGATTTTGTGCCCCTTGTGTAACAGCGGCTTAGGGTTATTCAAAGACGACCCAAGACGGTTACGTGCCGCGGCAAGTTACTTGGAGACGTATGTTACCAAAGCCTGAAACTTGTAAAACGTGTCCAATGTGGGGAAGCGGCAACGGTTTCGTCCCTGACCGTCTCGTCGAAGGTTCACGCCTTCTCGTCCTCAACCACGTCCCCGGGAAGGAGGATGAAAAGGGGCAACGGATTACGGGGTACGACGGGAAGATACCGTTGTACGAGACTGTTACGCCTCAACCCTTAATCGGTGCGACGGGCTATCAACTCGCCAACACGTACCTCCCCTTAGCCGGGGAGACGTTCGAGGGGGTGTCTACTGCCTCCCTCCTCAAGTGTCGGTATAAACACTCAAATACTTTACCACCAGGAGACGTACTACGTGACGCCGTATCTCACTGTACTACTCATCATTTTAGTGTGCCTAGCTCTGTATCACTTATTGTCGCGTTAGGAGGACCGCCATTTGAGTTCACACAACCGGAACTTGTCAAACAACACAGGAAAACCAAAAAGGGTGTCACGAAGGAAGGGGAAAGGGAGAAGGGTGGACCGATCAACAGTTGGCGCGGCTTTCTCGGACCCGAGCTTTACAGCGGCGTCCCGATGGATGCACGAGAAGGAGATACAACATGCTCGAAACCTACACCAGTCTTCGCCGTCGTCCACCCCGCGGACCTCTTTAGAGACGCAGCCCAACGTGTTCCAGCAAGACTTGATTGGAAGCGCATTGGTCGAGTCCTCAAGGGAGAGTGGCCGAAGCCGATCCCGTCCCGACTTATTGTCTCGACGGGACTTGACGAACTCAACGCCGCCTTCGATGACGCGGAGAAAGCCGAGTACGTTGCAATCGACACGGAGTTTAACGCCGAAACGAAATTTCTCACCCTTATTGGGCTGGGATGGAAAGGGGCGTCTGGTATTACTGGACTCCAATTACGTTGGGTCGGTGATGATTCTATCGGGTCTGAAGTTCGAGCGTGTTTCATACGCCGACTTGCCCGATTGGTTAAACAAGTTCCAATCGTCTTACAAAACGCGAAGGCTGACCTATCTGTAATCAGTAAAAACCTCCACATTGCCCCGAAGTCGTATCGTCAGATTGAAGACACGATGCACATGCATAGTGTTTTGTGGTCTGAAATGCCCCACTCGTTAGACTTCCTTGCGTCGATCTACGGGGGGTATACGAAGCTCAAACACCTTCAGCACACGGATGAGCTTCTGTACAACTGGGGCGACGTGATTGAAACGATAGAAGTGTATGAAGCCTTACGTCGGGAGTTTAAGGCTGACCCACTCACGGAGAAGGTGTATCGGGAACAGTCGTTACCGTTAATCCCGATTACGTTAGAAAGGGAAACACTTGGCATACGCATTAACCAAACGCGGCTTGCCGAACTCATTACGACCTACGGTACACGCGTTGAAGAGTTTTCACGCATGGCTGAGGCGTACGCGGGCTACCCACTTAATCTCTGCTCGCCTGGACCCAAGGGGCAACTTGCGAATTACTTACGCGTCTATGAAGGACTGGACTTGGAGTCAGTGGACGAGGAAACCATCGCTAGTGAGAGAGATAAGTTTCTCCCGTTCGAGCGGGAAACGGAAGAGAAAAATGGTTTTACCGTCAATTACATTGCCGATCGAATCGCTAACGGGGCCTCACCGCTTCTCGAATTAAGAGCCGCATACGTCTATTACGCCCAAGCATTGAACCAAGACCTTCTCCCGTTGAAGGGGAAGGTTCGCGTTCACCCCTCATTTAGACCCGACGCACAAGCAAGCGGTAGATGGTCCACTACCCGACCCGCATTGGCGAAAGTCCCGAACGACTTCTTGTCCATCTATGTGCCTGACGAAGGAAAGATTCTGTTCGGTGCCGATTACGACGCCCAAGAACCACGTATCTTCATGGCGGAAGCGAAGTCCACGTACCTGAAACGCTCCTTCGACGACGCCTTAGACATACACACCATGCTCGTGTGTGACATGTTTGGATGGCCGCACCCCCCGAACCTCACGAACCCACACAATACCCCTGAGTGTGAAGCGTGGCGTAACCAAGTGGGGTGGGGTGGGAAAGAGGACAAGCGCCGTACGGTGTCCAAGAACGTGCGGTACGAGCGGTACTACATGGGCACGGGTAAACAGGCCATTAAGAAGGCGGTGAAGTTAGGTCTCCCGAAGGAAGCTATGGAACGGGCGTCCCGTCTCGTGATCCAGCAAGACCCGAACGTGGCCGACTTCCATAGGGGGATCAAGAAGCTCGCCAAGACGAAGCGTGTACGGTCGTGGTTTGGGCGGTTGCGGGTGTGTTTGGGGACGGGTGAGCAAGTCGAACGGGAAATGTGCAACCACAAGATGCAAGCGGGGGGTGTGGACATTCTCAACCTTGGACTGATTGAAGTCGCTCAAAAGTACCCCTTCGCGTCGATGTTCTACACCCGACACGATAGCTTTTGGTTTGAGATACCCGAGTCACTATTTACTGAGGAGGTAGCGAACGGCATACGTCAAATCTGTGAGCAACCGAGACCTATTAACGGAATGATGGTCAAGTTTCCCGGGTCGTGGAAGACGATGACGAGTGACGGTGTAATGAAGTCTTACAAATTCACAAAGGAGGTTTCTAAGTGATTAAAGCGGAAGCGTCGCCCCCCGTTGAGCAAGAAATTACACTTCGTATGTCTATGTCAGACGCCCGAAAGCTGCAAACGTTAGCCAATCACTACACGTGTGGTGTCACAAATCCAAAGGCGTACCCCGCAGAAGTAGCGGAAAAAGTAGGCCAAATTCAACACGATTTATGGACCGCGTTAGACGAGGCAATCGGACTTTCATGAGCGCAACCCAGTTGAAACTCTTCACCCCCACCGCGAAGGACCGTAGCCGGTTCGGTAATCAGCGAGACTTCATCCTCAGCATGTTAGAGAAAGGCCCGGTGTTACGGTCGGAGTTGGTCAACGTGGCGCGAAACGTCACCGCGAGGATTTCAGAGTTACGGGCAAGTGGGTACGACATTGAATGTCAACGGTATAACGACACGGGGGAGACGGTGTATTGCTTGTTAGGTGCCAATGGTTGAGAAGCTAAAGCGTGTCCTCATCCTCCCCGACTTACACGCGCCCTTTCACGACAAGACGGCGTGGAAGTTGGTGTTACAAGCGGCAAAGGCGTTTGAGTGGGACACGATTGTCTCACTCGGGGACTTCTACGACTGTTACAGCGTGTCCCGGTACGTGAAAGACCCGAAGATTAAGGCGTCGTTTGACGAGGAGATAGAGAAGGGGCGGAAACTTTGCCTTGAGCCGTTAAACCGTATCCCGTGTCGTCAGAAACTCATCGTGTTAGGCAACCACGAGGAGCGTCCGAGAGATTACCTCAAGGACAAAGCGCCTGAAATTTACACAAAGTTCGATAAGGAGGATTGGTTAGGGTTCAGGTCTACAGGGTGGGACGTGTACGAGTACCACGATCACGCCCGCATGGGGAAGTTACTGTTCACTCACGAGGTCGGGGCGAGTGGGGCGTTGGCGGTACTTAACGCGGTGCAAGGGAATATCGTCACCGGCCATGACCACCAGTTGAACTACGTCGTACGAGGGACGGCGCTTGGAATAATGCACGTCTCAGCGACGTTCGGGTGGTTGGGGGATCGGGACCACGCGAAGTACATGCACTCCATTAAGGCCATGAGGAATTGGGCGTTAGGGTTTGGCTATGGGTACGTGAGAGACAACGGGTGGGTGTATTTGAAGCCCGCCACGATTATTAAAAACTCTGTTGTGGTGGAGGGGAGGCTATTTACAGCATGAAGACGTACACGATTAGTCTTAATTATTACAGTGGAAGGCCCCGTTATATCGTCCACCAAAAATCAACGTGTTGGGCGTACGACGACACATACATTAGTGCATTCGACACCGAAGCCGAAGCGGCAGAAGCGGTTCAGAAACTCTGTGCCTACAAGACACGGGAACTCGTCTGCGGGGTTGAGTGTAACTAATGGCTCAACTGAAACGTCCGTTAACGTACCTCGTCCACCCGTTGTTACTTGAGACACCCGAAGTGCAAGCGTTGATCCGTAAGGGGCACACCGTCACCACGGAGAAGGCGCTCGACGGCCCGGACTTGGTAATCGGCCCCAACTGTTACCGTATCAGCCCTGAGACGATTAACCTTCTCGACATGGCAACGTTAAGCGCACGGTTGAGTAAGTACGGACCACCAACGAAACGGGGGGAGAAGTGACAAGTAATCGAATGGTGATTGCAAACGTCTACATTGCGGCGTCGTTAATTACAACAGGTTGGATGGGTATTGCCTGTTGGGTTCTCGGGATGGCGTGGTTTCTGTATGACCAATTCGTAGTGGGTGATTAGTGAAAGGACGTTGGCAGAAACATAAAGGTAAAAAGTGTGGCGGCGTCGAGGCGAAATGTTACTACTGCCTCAACCCACCCATCGGCCCAACAAGTAACGTCGTCCGATCTAGTGCAGCAAACATTAAACTAACGAGGCGAGGATGGAAACTTATAGCGGGAATGTGGAGACAACAGGTGTTGAGCAAGGTGACGACTTCACCTTTGCCCAACGCGTCGGACTCTCAATTATCCTTGCCGTTGGAGTCGTCGGACTCTGGTGGAGCTTCCACGAACCCACCCCCCGATACCACGCCGGGGCCTGTATCCAGTTAAAACAGTCTGAACCGTGGGAGGCGTTACACCGTGTCGAAATGGTGGGGAAGCGAAGCTACCTCGTACGCCGAATCCCCGAAACGCTTGTTCATACAACGCTAGGCGGTACCTTGTATTTTAGTGACGCACACTCAGATTACGAAGAAGTCCCCTGTCCTCAACCAACGAAAGGAGCGAAGTGACCCGACGACTACTCATACTCACCCCCGTCTTGTGCCTCATCGCGGCGTGTGTGGTGGCGACGATTGCGAAAGGGGACGACACACTCCCTCTCATCCAAGAGTTACGCTTGAGTGACGATTACTCCGTCTCGCTGTTCGCGTGTCATGTGCCTCAGAAGACGGCTCAATTGATTGACGCCACCCCCCGTAACCTTCACGGGAAACAGGTTATTACGATCATGGCGGACAGAAACTACGACGGTTCCCCTGACATGATGCTTGTGTTTGACTTGATACGAGACGGTGAACCGGCGACGTTCCCACATTATTACGTGTACGACTTGGAGTTTACCGGACGCCCCAATAAGGCGTACCGAGACGTGAATGGAAACGGGGTGTGTCAGGAAATGGAAGAAGTACCCGTTAGCTATGTCGTTCAGGGGGAGGGCAAAGAGTTATGAAGGTGGGGGATAAAGTTCGCGTACTGGATACCGGCTACAGTGACGACAAGTTAGAGGACGGAAACTGGCACTGTTTCGATAAGGGGTCTGTATGTGAAGTTGACAAAATATACAACGATTCAGTCAGCCTAAAGGGGTATACGAACATGGGGCAGACTACAGACGGAGTGTGGCAAACCCTTAAACTGTGTCAAATAGAACCCCTTCGACCCCCACAATTCGCCCAACCCCAACCGGCGACGATTGAGCCGCCGTTGAAGGATGAACTAGATGAGGGGGAGTTGTGTGACGAGTACGAACGGGTCGCGCCACACCCCGTACTTCCGTCTACTTCAAGTGAACGTAAGGCCATACCGATAACTACCGGCGTCCTCGACTACTTCCCCGCGGCGTTGGCGGAAGTAGCGAAGGTGTCCAAGGCGGGGAACGATCAACACAACCCCGGCGAACCCCTTCACCACGCCCGGGGGAAGTCAATGGATCACGCGGACTGTCTGTTACGCCACCTCATTGAACGGGGCACATTGGATACGGACGGCCTCAGCCACACGGGTAAGTTGGCGTGGCGGGCGTTGGCGTTGTTACAAGAAGAATGTGAAGCGAACGGGGCACCGTTGCCGAGGGGGGCGAGGTGAGTGAGTACGGTGACGAAGCGTTACGACGCTTAGAATACAACGATGTGATACGAGCTAATGGCGAGTTGCTGGCGGAAAATGAAGCCCTGCAACGCCAGGTGAGGGAGTTGGAGCGGCTTGAGCAAGTAGGGCAAGCACAAATTGTTCATGATGAGACGGTGAAAGTTGTATTACAAGCCAGAATCACGGCGCTGGATACCACGCTTAGAGGCTATCGACACTCTATGAAGATTGTTGGTCAACACCTTACCGACGCACAGCAGCGCATCACGCAGTTGGAAGAGGCGCTGAATGAGCAGATGAGGCAGATGGATCATCCCGACTTGTCGCCAGCGTTTGCAGCGACCATGAAGCGCATGATCCTGGCAGAATTGTACCCCCAGCACGCCCTGACGCCTGTAGAGGTGGTAGTCCGCAACCCCCCTTACAAAGAATGGTGTCGAACCCCTGAGACGTGTCGGGGGTTGAGTAGTTGTCCGTTAGACCCGATATGTGCGGATTAGTCTAGTGAGTGTCGTATTAGGGGCAATGCCCAGGCGGTTGCGCTAAGCGAGCAACCGGCACTAGACACACGAAGACCTCGGTAGCTGTAACAAGCCGCCGAGGTCTTTTTGTTTGTCTATTTACTTTACGCCAAGGATGCCGAGTATCGCCACCCACGCGCCCGTGACAGTACGCTTGAGCCACTTAATGTCATTTTGCATGACCACCACAAGGTCCACTTTCGTTTCAATCCGGTCAAGCCGTTTAATGATTTCGTCCTCAGCGGTAGCCATGTTACCCCTTATGATTGACCACGCGGTCAAGAATTTGAGTTTTTTCCTTGCTTCCGTAACTTGTCCCGAGCCAAAACCCGTAGACTAACAACACGCCGTTCTCGAGCGTGGCAAACCATTGGATCATAATATCGCGCCCCTCTTGACTCGTTTGGGGGACGCCGTGGGTGAGGAGATACCACCCGAGAATGAAGAACCCCCCGAGCGTGAGCGCCGACAACAACCCCGGCCAGTAGCTTTTATTCGACACTTGCATAGCCCGGGCGGATTGCACGTCCGAAATCATGCTTTGATACGCGGAGAACTTCAGTTGCGAGAGTTTGAGGTTAATCTCCGCTTCTTGCCCCGGGGGGAGCTTGAAGGTTTGAATGAGTTCCGTCACCCCGCTGAAGATAGAGTCTACCGCTGCAGCCCCCGCACTGGCCGCAATCGCTGAAGGGTTCGAGCCGGTCAACCAACTAAATAAACTCATAATTAGCGTCTCCCTAGCCACTCAAAACTGAAGTGATTCCCGTCGTTAAAGCGCCCACCCCACCGTAGGGGGAGTTCGTGTTCAATCCCCAGGCACTCCCACAACTCGCCCGCCTTCTGATAATCAGTGGTGTTGGTGAGGTACTTCTTATCCTTGTAGAGTAATAAGTCAGCCGCTAACCCTAACTCGTGTAACGACCCCTTCATGTGGTCCGTCGTGGGGTCTTTGGCGGTGATACGGTCGGTTACTTCATCGAACGCTATCTCGTACCCCTCCCACGTAGACACTTCCACCACAAACCACGCGAGTTGTTTACTGAAGGCGCAACGGGCTTCTCGGAGTGTCATAGCTTCACACACTCGCTAAAGGTGGGGTCGGTGCTGAGATACCCCGCCACCCACACGTTCATGTTTTGGGGTTCGTCGCTGGCGTTCGTGACCGCCCCGTCGAGTCTAAAACCAGGGGGGAGGATAAGGGGGACGTTTGTATGGACAGAGGACGCGTGTTCCGTAATCGTAATCGCACCCCATAACATGAGGTAGCTATTTCGAGTGGTGCCGTTCTTAATGATATTCTTACTGGCAAAGTGGAAGTCCGTTAGCCCGAGGTAGTGCCCCGTAGGGACGACGTAGGGGAAGCTATACCCATACGGGGCGTACGGGGGTTGATACGTGAGCGGGGTGTTAAACTGTTCCGTCCACGGTTTGACCGCCCCGATTGTAGCGGTGAACTGAATAAACTCACACGCCGCCGACGCAATTGACGGCCACAACAGACACGCGAGAAGGGCAAGGGCTTTAACACTCATACAGCACCGTCACCGCCCCGGCGTCAAACGTGTCCGTTCCTGTGCGGGTGAGGCGTACCGTCGTGAGTTCCGCTGAGAGGGCTTTATCGCCCGCTGAGTGGTGGGAGGCACTCGTACCTTGTTTCAGGTGGCCTGACGCCACCCACACAAAAGTAGCTGCGTCCATTAAGCATAGCGTGAGAATGCCGCTGATGGTCGAAGCCGCGCTTCCGCTCAATAGGAGGAAGCCAGCCGTAGACGTGCCAAAGGTGCCGTCGTGCGCCGTAGCCGTAGAGAGGTAGCCACTGGTTTCGATCCCGTCTGTATCGCCTATTTGCACAAGTAAGTTGTCAGTGGCGCTGAGCGACACGCCGCGCAGAATGACTTGAATCCGTTTCGCCCCCGTAGGGATAGTAAAGTCAAACGCTGTTCCCGACGTGGTGGCTTGCATCGTCATTAACGTACGCGCCCCGAGGTTTCGCAACTTGACCTTTTTCCCCGTGGTCGCGCTGGCGTCGTAGATAGGGGCAAAATCTGCAGACGTGTCGGGGGACGTGTCTTCCGTGAGGGCGTTCGTGCCTTGTCCAAAGAGTTCGGCAATCGTCGTGCGTCCACCCGTGTCTTGGTCTACGTCTCGGTAGGGGAGTTGATCTCCACTCGCCAAGGCATTCCCACTGTCACTCAACCCGTCCCCGATGAGCGTATTAACGAACGTGTCCCCGTCCTCGTCGTCAAGTAAGGACTCGGTAAAGTCCGTCGTGAGGGCGGTATCGGTGGGGGCGGTGGAAACGGTCGGGTCGCCGTCTGCATCGAAAATGAGATACTTCGAGGCGCGGTCTACTTTCGGGGGAAGTTCGCCAATCGTCGCGGAGTCGCCGTTAGGTTGACGTAGGGACCGATCAATCAACGCAGCCACTTCCTGACATATCTTCACGTTCTTATCCAGCGCGGCTTCTACCGTCGCCGTAGGGAGGGCGTCATTCTCCACAAGGTCCACAAGTTGAGTCTTCGCCGTGGAGCGACTAATCACCCACCGAACTGTAGACGCCGGGGCGGACACCGCTTCGACGTTTTGCCCTGAAATGGTGTAGTGCGTCGTGAGGGTTTTGACCGTTTCAACGCCGGTCGCAATAATCACTTCCGTCACAATAATTTCACTGTCGGCGTCAATGTCGAAGGTGAAGGGGAAGGTCGTGGTGGACCCGTTTCCGTTGTACGAAACAGGGGCGTAGGCAGCTTCAATCACGGTGAGACTCCTTACGAGGGGTGAAGGCGAGGGGGATTAGTTACCGGCGATGGTGAGGGCGTCGAGGTCTACGGTAGAGTTCTCAATGGCATCGTCTGAGGGGACTACGGGAACGGACTTCATCTTACGGGCTTTCTCTTTCGCGGCGTCCTTCATGGCTTGCTTGATTTCAGGGTGCTTCTTCAACATTTTCAACTCGCCCATTTCCACGAAGGCGTGGACGAGGTGACGGATCATTAACGACTTCCGACCGTCAGGCCCATCACTTCCACGCTTGTACGTCCCTGTTTCCATCATGTGTGCAAGGGACTCGTGGAGGTTCCGCCCGCCCTTTTTGACTTCGTGAGTGATGATCTTCTGTAACTCGTGAGCGGCTTCGGGGGTGAGCTTGACGCCGTGGATTTCGTCGTCAGCGGTGGAGACTTGCGTACCATGCTTGACGATTTCGTTGAGTACCTTATCGTCCTTAAACTCCCCCTTGAGTGGGGAGAAGACGATAGGTTCCCCCGTGATCGGGTGGAGACGGGGTAACAAATCCTTCGAGAGTCCCGGGGTACGCTTACGGGCTTCCTCAATGATGCCGTCAGCTTCACGCACCACGGGGTCAAGTTGTTTCGTAGCAAAGTTCGTCATACCCGCCCCGAGGACTGGGGTAAGCGAGATAACTTCCTTCTCAATGGTAGACGTAAGGAACTCGTCGGGCATGGCGAAGGCGAGCATGGTACGTGACAACCCCTGAATCCACGTCTTTGAACTCATCGCTTTGAACGTAGCCAGGGCTAACGACGCGGCTAAGTCTTCCGTCTTCTCGTAGCCGTTCGCTACGAGTTCGTAATAGTTCGCCGCCATACCCAACATTGACCCGAGGGGTTCAATACGGTTAATAGGCTTCAGTACGTCACCCTTCCGCCAGGTTGGATCTTCCCCCATTGCCTTACGTTTGATAGCGGACACGTTGAGGGAATACGGCATATACCCCGCTTCCCGCCACACTTTTGCCTGGTCGGGGAACTTCTTGGAGTCTGGACCGGCCCCCGTAATGAGACCGTCAGACGCCCACAACACGCCTAAGCCTGTGAGGAGTGCGCCGGTTTGGAGTTTGGCTAGTGTCAGTTCAGCCCTTGCACCCCCCTGGTTCAGTTCGTGATACGTGGACTTGGCGAGGAGGGCTAACGGTGAGCGTTCCCCCACGATTTTGAAGATGTTCAGGGGGGCTTTAATGAACGGGACGACGAGTTTAACGGCTAAGAACTTATTCGACCCCTCAGTGAGCCACTGGCCGAACTCGCCTAACCCAGTCGTCATGGTGTTGTACGCGGCGAACTTTTCAGCCTTTTGCTGGATGTCCACGGGTACGTCGGCGCGGTACTGTTCGGTAAGTTCCTTCACCTTTGCCGCGAGCTTCTTACCTGTCAACCCTTCCGCGTTGGCGACGTTGTAGGCTTCTCGTAACGAGAGGGCGTGTATCTCCATTTGAAAGTTGATCGACTTGAAGAACTCGTCAGCCGTGAGGAGTAATCTACCCCCCGCGCCTTCCATGAACGCTGAGAGGTAGTCCAAGGGTGGGCCGAACGGACCTAATTTCTCCACGTCCGCAAACAACGCCTTCGGTGGGCGTTCACCTTTCGACGCCCCGAACTTCGCCGCGTCTTCACCCTCTCGGGCAACCTTCGCAGCTAACGTGAGGGCGTCCCCGAATCCCGCAAACATCCCCTGAACCATTGCGAGGGCTTCCCCAGGTCGGACTTCTCCACCCGCCAGTCCCGCTATCTGACGCTCGAAGATGGACATGGTGGACATGGCGGTGTTGCCGAGTCCGTTGAAGACGTGGGTGGTGGGGGCACTCAGTAACGAGTTAATGAACAACGGTACGAACGCGTCCTTAAACTCAGGCTTGACGGCGTTCTTGGCGAAGGAGGCTAACTGTTCAGGTGTTTCCAGTTCCTTCACCATTTCAAGGAGGCGTTGAGCCGACACACCTGTCTTCGCCTCTTTCATTAGGCCGCTAAATTGATCAAGGAACAGGCGCATCGCCTCCATTTCGACAGGCTTGTTCACGCCAAGAATACGCTCCGATCGGGCGGACTCAGCCGCTGCGCCAAAGCGTTTGGGGTCTAGTACCATGCCGTGAGTCCAAAACGCCTTTAAGAATTCTTGGAATGAGGCGTCGTCCGTCACACTTCCCGCGAGGTCTAACACCTGACGCCCCGACTCGGTGAGGACTTTATGGAGGGCGTACATTTCTTCCACGTTGAGGGCCGTACCAGGCATGAGACGTTGAATCGTCTCAGGGGTTATGGCGGCGTAGTCGATAAGTTTCTCACCCCCCGCCATTGCTTCGGGGTCGGACACCACACCACGCTTCTGAAACTCGACAAGGTTACGGTATTGATTCTGGAAGTGGCCTATGTCGAGGGAGGCAACGGGGGCAGCTTCCGCACCCGCTTCCGTAGCCTGTCCCGCTGTTTTAGGGGCTTTCGTAGCTCCACCCTTGACGAGTCCTGCAATACGTTTGATGAGGGCTGGTGAGGCTAACCCACCCCCTAACGCCCCAATGACGGCGTTACGGACAGCGTTCTCCTCGTCACCCGCCATTGATCCCGCAACCGCGCCGAGTATCGCCCGTGTCAGGAACATCGCGGGTTGAACGTTGACGGACCCCTTCTCGTTGCCGATGTTGTTACGGATGATCTTGGGGAGGGATTGTAAATACTCGTCAACCGCTTGGAAGGTGCTACCCATTAACGATTGAGGGTTGCGGACGACGGCTTCGGACATGGCGGGGGTGACGGGGAGACTATGTACTTTGAAGCCTTCAGGCGTGGCTGTTGAGTGTAAGTGTTGCGTCAGTTCAGCGTCGGAAAGGGCGTCTATCTCTTTCCCGCTCAACTTACTGGGGGCGGGTAACGTCGTCTCCTCAACCTTACTCCCCCACTTCTTCCCGTACTTATTCAAGAAGCGTGGGACGATTTCGTCGTAGAAGCCCTTCATCCCTTCGCCGCCGACTTTGAGGTCAAGACCTTCGAGCGTAAGGCGTCCGTCTTCGTTCGCGTGACCTTCCCCGGCAACAATCTTTTTCGCAACGTCTTTGCCGACGAAATCTTCTAACTTGGTATCGACCATATTAAACTGTTCCGTAAGGACTTTACCGTCTTTTACGATAAACAAGTCAAAGGTGCCGTCAGCGTTCTTGTTATAGTCAATCGCATCAATCTGTTTCGCTAAGTCATACCGTTCCGCCTGTTGTGCCCCCGTGGTCCACGCTATCCGTTCGTACCCCTCTTCCGCGGCCATACGGAGAACACGTTTCAACGCTAACTCGTGCCAGGTCTTTTTGAAAGGGGCGTCGGGGACACGGCCACTTTTAACGTGCGGTTCGCCCGAGTTCATTTCATCGAGGTAGGATTGTCGTTGAGCGTCGTCTAAACCCGCCCACGTTTCGTCATTGATACCGAAGAACTGTTTTGCTTCTTCGGGGGTTTTCGCCTCGCCCGCGTACCCCTGTTGTCTCCCCTTCTGATGCCAGTCTGACTGTATCTCCTCAATGAATAACGTGCGCTTGCCTTCCGCGTCTAACCGATCATTGAGGCGCATGTGGACGAGGATGTTAGGTTCGTCGAAGTGGGGGGATTTAAAGTTAGCCGCGGTGTCGGGAACCGTGACGGACGTACGGTCGCTATACGACTCCTTAACGGGTAACTCTTTCGTCTGTTCAGGCAACGTCAACAACACTTCCCGATAGTTCGTCCCACCGGGGAGGGTGTATTGAGAGAACTTGGTGTCGTCTTGTGCGCCCTTTTCACTTAACGCAAGAAACTCTGCCTGTTGTTCGGCAGTTTCTAACCGGCCCATATCGTTAAGTTGCGTTAATAAGCGGAGGCGTTGCGTATCTTCAGGCTTACTACGCTCACCCGCGGGGGTACGTTCAACCTCCTTTATCTCTACCTGATTCTCCTTCACGAACTGAAGAAGCTCGTCCTTCTTGACGACTTCCTTCCCCGCCAAGAACCCGTCAAGGTCCATCCATTTCGCTTCTTCGGGGGACACGCCCGAGTTAGCGAGTGTCGCTTGAACCTGTTGCGGCGTGGCAACAGTCGGCACCTTCGCTTCAATGACACGTTGGGTGGGGGAGTAGAATACGTCGGGGGTGAGAAGGCGGTTGTTAATCATACCCGCTTCAGAGGCGAGGTCCACGCCCGCGGCTTTGGACGCCTCGCCCACTTTCGCGGCGACATTCGTAACACCTTCACCCACCTTTGTATAGGTGCCTTTAGGGGCGAGACCTATACCGGGGAGGTACGTGAGGGGGTCAGTAGCGAGGTTGACGGCTAACTCGGTGACGGCGTGGGAGACTGGATCACCTTCCGTCACGCCGCCCGCGATGTACGCGGCGACGTTCTCACCCGTAAGGTTCGTACCCCGAGCTTCGTTAATCTTCTTCGCTATCGCTTCACGTACGACTTCAGCGGGGTATTCAAACGCCCCGAGGTCTAACACGGGGGGTTGAGCGGGGGTGGGTTTGGCGAGGTTCTTCTGTAACTTCGCCTGACGGTTCGCTTCACCTTCCGCCTTATGCTGTTCGATAATCTGAGGCGTAAGGGTAGGCTGTTCCCCGACCGGCTTACCGGAGTGCATGTCGTATTCGACACCCTCTTGCACGGTAGACTTCTCGCCTTTACCCGTGTCGCCTTTGGGGATGAGGCGTATCTCTCTACCTGTAGGGGAGTTATCAAACTCCGCTTCGGTGCGGTGCTTCAGGTACGAGTCGTCAGGGTGTAACCAGGATGAGAGGTCCATTTACTTCTTCTTCACCACGCTAGAGGTTTTGGTAGGGGAGGAGGCGGGGGTAGACACCTTATCGGCGTTCGAGAAGTACCATAACATCTGATCGGACTCCGTGCGGCTAATCTGTTTCGCTTCGTAGAGTTTAATTACGTCGCCGGGGGACTTGACGTTGTACTTCTCCACAATCGCTCCCGTTACGTCGAGGTATCTATCCGCCACGTAATCACGATACTTGAGCATAAGCCGCCGCCCTTCCGTTTGGGGGTCGAGCTTCGGGTCATTACGGAGATTCGTAAACAGTTCGTCTTGGAAATTCTGTTGTGCGTCAGAGGAAGTACCGTCAAAGTCGTTAATCCCCGTCACCCGTAACATGGGCTGAAACGTGTCTACCGCTTCCTTAATCAACTTCGTACGGACTTGTTCGGTTTCAGTCTTGAGCGAATGAATCCGTTCCGTGATCCGGTTGAACATCGTCGCGTGTTGTTGGGCGTCGATCTTGTGGGAGTACAGAAGGGCGTCTACGTGTCCGTACGTGCCTTGAGTGGGGTTCAACTCAATCTCACGTTTGACCTTCCCAATCGCCCGCGTATCCTTATCGGTGGGGAGGGGACTCTTGAGGTATTCCCGCACCCGTCCAACTGTGTCGTCGTAATGTGTCCCGAGGGCTAGGCGTGTCTCTTGATTCTGTAACCGTGCGTATGCCGCGCCGGGGTCTTGTATCGCTTGCCCGATAATCTCACTCATCACACTTTGGGCGTAGAACTCGTTATTCTCCTTCTCAACCTTACGACGGTGTTCCGCCCGTGTCACCTTCGCGTCGAGGGCTTTGTCAGCGTGGGTGACTAACTCACTTCGTAACTTCGGTTCGAGGCGGTCGAACTCGTGGTTTTCGTTCCCGTCAAGGAAGCCTTGAGGATCACGGGCGACGACTTGATACGCCCGTTTCGTTTCGACGGTCTCCTTAAACGCTTCCTTCTTGGCGACTATCTGATCATGGTTGTACGCACCGGACTTCTCAAGGGTGTCGAGGTGTGCGAGCCAACCTTGAACCCCCTGTTGATACCCTTCGTAGTCACCGATGGACTCCGCAAGGAGCGCCTGGTTCATGGCCATGTCGCCTTGAGCGTCTGTCTTCTTGTGGGTAATATCAATGAAGGACGTACGGGCGTGAGTACGCGCCTTCATCATTGTGTCGGTGTAGACGTGATCGTAGGCGAGGTCTAAGGCTTCTTGTGCGTACGGGTTCTTTTTCGCTTCCTCACCGTACGCCGCGTCCATTAACCCGCGTTGGTCTTTGAAGAACTGTTCAAAGTCGAGGACGGCATTTTCTGTTGACTCCCCCTGTTGAACAACCTTCGTGTCCCAGTCGTTCCAGAATTGGGACGCCTTGTCCCGTAGGGCGTATTCAAACCCTTTCGCCCGCGTTGTAGCGGTCGTTTTATTCTGGCTATCGGCTAACGCGGTGAAGTATTGCAAGCCCTGGTTTGCGGTATTTGCTATTTGTTTTCCAGCGGTTGCGAAGGCGGACCCTTCCCCGGCGTACTGAGCGTTCGGTAGGGCCGTACGATTAGGTAGACTCTGTGACTCTTGCGGGCGTATAATAATCATAGAAAGGGGTGACTTATGATCTACCTTATAGTGTTAGCTGCGTTACTCGGTGGATGTGCGTCAAGCTCGAACTGGGAAGGGTTAGGACGGGCGACGTACAATTACTGCATTGACGGATTAAAAACTGAACGTGAGCGAGATTTGAAGTGTGGGCGCTACCTCACACAAGCTGAACCAACGGCGTCTGTTCCGGTCGCTATCGTAACGGTAATGCCGACACAGTTGCATTAACTCACGCCTCCCGTTGCCGTCATACCGTAGTTTGTGGCGTATCCCGATTTACCTAAACGGTACGAAAGCCCCGTCTGTCCAAACCCTGTGAGAAGTGTTGACCCCGCCCCGATCCAACTATTCTTTTGCGCCACTTCCCCCTGATACCGTGACTGTTGGGCGCTGAACAAGTAGCCTTGTTTCGCTAATCGCCCTTGTTCCTGAATCCTGAACGTGTCCATGTCCTGAATGTTCGCCGTCTCGGTCAACACTTCCAACGCCGAACCTGAACGCTTCACCCCCGCCGCTGCGTATCCCGCCCGCTGCTTCCCGCCGATCACACGGAACTTCCGCGCCAACTGATCCAGTTGGTCGTGCATGGCAAGGTCGGACTGTTGGGCGTTGAGTTCGGCAATCGCAGCGTTTTGTTCGCCGACTCGTTTAGCGGCGTTCCCGGCCTCAATCTGTCCAAACGCACTCATCCCTATTCCAGCGAGGGAGATTGCAGCGAATACGGGGGCGGCAACGGCCATTACAACACCTTCGAGTAGAGGTAATACGTCTCACCGTTCGGGCCGTAGTTTAGTAGCCCGTTCGGTGTATCGTTGGTAAAGCCTAACTTTTCAACAAACTTAATGGCCGTTGAGAAGTCCGCGGCAATCGTGGCCTGTATGCGTCGATAGTGGGGCGCGGCTACGTTAAGGTACGCCACCGCTTGACGGTAGACGAAACCCGCGTGTTTGCGTCCTTCGGGGGTGACGGCAAACCACGCTTCCCCCACACCAGGCCATACGCGTACGATACCACCAGCAACCAATAGCCTATTATCCTTCGTCCCGACATACGAGATCCCTTTCAATAACTTCTCCGTGAGGTCTGAGTCGAGGAGGGACCACGAGGCGTCTTTCGACCCGTCACGTAACCACTCAATATCGTCACACTGTAACCGTCTAACTTCGTACATTAGTCTTCTATTTCCAAGCGTCCGTAGTGCCCGAGGATAGTCGAGGGGAGGGGTTGAATTTGAGAGAAGGTGAGTTGTCCGTTTCGATCCCACCCCGAGTTAGACACGCGCACGTCGCCGTCAAACTCAGGGGGCGGAGCGTCCATCGGGTCTGAGGCGGAACGAAAGGGGTATTGATCCCCCTCAATCGTCATACCGAGTGTGTCAACGACGCGGACAAATATCTCACTCCACTTCTTCCGTTTCCCTTGGGACGTACCCCCGTCAGGCATTTTCACTTCGGGGCGTAAGGTGGTAATGGTGGAGTTGTAATGGAGGCCAACGTGAATCTCTTGAGCCGCGGGGCCGTCTAACGTAATCTCGCCACTGTCCACGGTTTCGCGTGGGTACACTGCGCCGTCCCCTACCGAGACGACAACCTCACCCTCTAAGTGATCTAAACCGGACACGGCGGTTGTGGCTGACCCATCGTATGTCAAGGCACAATCCATTTGTAGGTTCGGGTCGAAGTATTCAACGTACCGTTTCGTAGAGCCGTCGATGGTACGCTTCACCACCACCCATGTTTCATCGTAGCTTCCGTCTGATGAAGGAATGGTAGCGACGGCTTCAAAGAGTCCGGTTGCGTCCGTGGTGTGGCGGGCGAGGGCAATGATTTCTTGCGCGGGGTTGTACGTGAGGGAGACAAGCACCCCGTCACTTCTCACAAGCCATACGATTGAGTCGGGTTCTTGCTGATACGACATATCCACGATAGAGGGCGTGGTGATGTGTTCAGCGAGAAGGGTTAAGTCAGTAGCGAGGTACGTGCCCCCTGCGGCGTCGAACTTCAACTCACGTATCTTTTTACCCGAGCGTTGAATGAATAGAGCGGCGTTACCGACGAGGGCGATTGTTCCACTTAACGAGCCGTGGGTAGACTGACGACGGACGGTGACGTTAGTTGGTGTGAGGGGTGAATCATTCCCCCCGAACAACGCGAACTCGCCCCCCACTGTCCCGACGAGTAGTCCCACACTCGACGCTAACCACTTAATCGCGTTCACCTTGTTTGCGGCAATGGTGTACGTCAAGGCGTCGTCATCGTCAGCACCAGGGGTGAAGTCTTCGTAATCGCTCGACACACTCAACCACACCGTTTGGGGTTGTTCAGTTGAGCCGCCAAACGCTAATCGTTCCTCGAAGAACGTCACGGCTGAGGGGTAGCCGGTTGTGTCGCTCCACGCGCCCAACCGCCACTCACTCTTAGAGGTCGTGTCGGTGAGGGTGGAGTTAATAGTAATTTCAACTTCAGTCGCACTTGTGTAATCGGTGATAGTTGCCCACCCCCACACCGCCCCTTCGAGTATCCGAATAGACCGCCCCACGTCAGTTGAAACGAACAAGTTAGCCGACGCGGTGAGGGTGACACCGCTTCCAGTCGCGGCGGACGGGGTGAGGGTGATTGAGAGGGGTGAACCCGACGCCGTGAACAAATTCGCGTCAAGGTACGGGCCGTCCCAAAAGGAGACCGTCGTAAGTGTCCAAGATGTGTGAGAGGAACGGGTGAGTTTGCGGGGGGCGTACGAAGGGTGACAGATGTAGAGGGTATCAGCGGATTGAGCAAATGTGAGGTCAAAGATGTCCGCTTCGAGGTAGGGGGTAGCGATTTCCGTAGGGACAGACGCGACTTCGATTCTCCCGTTATCCCGGTAGAACCGCATGTACTGATCCCCCACCTCAATAATGTAGGCTTGCGTGGTGGAGAACTCGAAGGGGATGAGACGGGTAGCCGTGGCGGACGTTTTCACCTCAGCGACGAAGTGGGTTCCGTTACGCCGCGACACGCCCCCGTGGGGGAGGGTGATGTAGTTCTCTTGCGTCTCTAACCCGTTGGCGTACTTATTAAAGTCTACGCGTAGGGAGAGCCGGGGGGAGAGTTCACCCGCGGTGTAGTTGGTTTGGATGGGGTAGGCCATAAAGGGGCTTGCGACGGAACGGCGGGGGCGTATAGACTAGGGGTATAAACGGAGGTGAGTTATGCTAAGACAACTACTGATCTTATTGTGTTTTGCCGTGCCGGTGAATGCCGCTTCCTACACACTCACAAGCGGAGACGTGGCGGGATACTTTCACTTTGAGGCGAACGCCGTAACGGATCGGCTCTTTAGCTACACCATTAACGGCCTGACGCATCATTGGACGGTTGACGATAGTAACTACTATTCCACCCTGTCAGGGTCGTTCCTCTCGACCAATGCCAAAAATATGACCCTCACGTTTCAATTCTGTTTTGACGATTGTCGGATGATTCAAGGCACTATCCCGCTTCAGAATGCGTATACAGCGAACGTCTTTGACAACAATCGTGCATATCGCCCCGCGTCCACCACGGGGTTTTTCAACGCCACAAACAGCCAAGCGGCGTCAGCTACGTCTATCCCTTTACCTGGAATGACTGTCTTCACGTTGGCGCTTGGGACGCTGATGGCATTAACGCGACTTAGTAGCGTATGTCGGTGAGAATCGAGGAGGTCTGTTCTTCCTGGTAATCGTCTTGCCCGTCCGCAACCTTCGCTTCCTTCATCTTCTCTAGGTACTCACCCCACATGGAGTCACGGTACGATTGTTTCCCCGTGATCACGTTGGCGAGTTCAAAGGCTAAGAGGGCTTCGAGGGCGTCCACGTGGAGGGAGTCGTAGGAGGCTACGTCGGTATTGTCGAACACGTACGTAATGTAGAGAGACGACTCATCCGTCACAAGTACCCGTTGACCGTTATACGTTTCGAGCTTGTAGGCTTCGTCGTATTGGTCAATGGAGGTTTTGACCATCTTCATAAAGTCTGACGGGAGGGCGAACATATAGGAGTATTCCCATACGGGTTCGGCGTCGAGTTCCGCGAGAGCGACACGTTTAATGGAGTCGTTCCAGTTCCCCTTACGCAACAACGCCTGACGAGTAGGGTCAAACTTTCGATTGCACCATCTAGCACGGTTCGTGTTGTCGCTAAGGGACGTAATAGGATCGTCACCAAGTTTCCCGAGTGCGTTAGAACAGATGGAAACAGTTGTATTAGCCATGACGTAGTGGGGCTTCCGTGGGGTGTTCCTTCACGCCGTAGAGCTTGTGAAAATCGGCGCGGGCTTTATCGAGTTGGTGGGAGAGACGGTTGAACTCGTGAGAGTCGTGTTTCGCTTTTACTAAGTCACGTACGAGGAGTTGGACCTTCCGTTCTAGTGCCCCGCGCCCCGCTTTATCAGGAAGCGGTAAGTTCGGTACGTATTCCATTAAAACATCCCCCCACCAACAGAGTTTTGAACGGTCGCTCGTGGGGTGACGGTGTACGTGTCAATGACAGAGCCGTCCTGCTTGCGGAGACGAAAATCGTAAGTCGCCCCCGCCTCGGCGTCGGTATCCCACACGAAACAATACTCAAGTTCGGTCTTCTGCGCGGGGTCGTTGTCGAGATCGACGGTCGGAATGGCGTTACTGGTTCGCACCAGGGCACCCGCTACAAACGTGCCGCTTGTTGAAAGTTGATCTGTGGTGGCCGTCCCTGATTCTGGAATGGTCGGGTTCGCGTCCGTCCCGCAAAACGCAATGTTGGACGCATCAAACGGCAGGTCTGCAATTTGAGCATAGCCCCCGCCGCTCACAGAGACAAAGGGGAAAAATCCCACGGGCGGGCAATCAGCGTCCTCACAGGTGACACTGATACGGAGCCGTGCCCTCCCTCCAGGTATCACATTAATTGGCAAATTCTCTGTAGCCCCCGCTGCGGTGCGAAGCATGACAGGGGCCGCTTCCGTCCCGTACAAGCCGTGCCATTCGCTAGAGGCTTGAATGAATAGATGAGAGGCGGCGGCACTCACGTTGTTGGTGCAAGATTGCTGCGAGAGGGTGGTTACATAAGGTTGCGTGAGCGTCCCGCCGATCAAAGCGCTGTCGGTGAGGTTCCCGCTCGACCACGAGATGTCAACCGTATTCCCACCTGTGACATCATCGGTCAGTGCAATATCCAACTGATTATCGCCATTGCGCGTGACCCCCGTGACCACATTCGCGCCCCCGTCATGCCGCGTAGTGAACGTGGTAACGCCCGTGGCTGGGAGGAGTGGCGCATTGACGTTATTCGTGAAGGTGACGGTAATAACCCCGGCTGCGCCGTCCTCCACCGCGCACGCACTGAACACAATGGTTTCAAACGCCCCGATGTCGGGAGCACTGCCGTTAGAACCAAAACCGGCGACTGTCGTACCTTGGTCAATGCAGGAAGATCCGGCCTTCTGTGTAAAGTCGCTGGTGCTGGGCGTGCAATCGGTAATCGCCGCAATGTCCAACGCACTGCTCCCGCAGGATTCACCTGGCGTATTGCAGGCATTGTGGCTATTGGTCGTGTTCGTGCCAGCGGCGACTAGAATTTCTTCAGCGTCATTGCCCGTGACAATGTTGTTTTGAATCGTCGTATTGCTTGGCGAGGCCGAGGCATAGGATTGCAGAACAATCCCACGACCAAGCGCCCCAGTGGCGCTGCTATGGTGATTGTTATAGACGACATTATGAATAATGCGCGTGCCGTCCACCCCGCCCTGAATGTCAATGCCTGGGGATGGGCCGTTGGAAACCGCCGAACCGTTGCTATAAATCAAATTCCTGCTGATGGTGACGCCGCTGACCGTGCGTCCAGATTCTTCAGCCACGACAATGCCGCCGACCGATGAGGACGTACAGGAGTTGTTATCCCTAATGATGTTCTTGCGGATCGCCACGGTGCTGATGTTGCCGGAGGCTGAGTACACTTGAATACCGCCACCAGGGTTGCTGTAGACTTGATTCCCTTCCACGACATAGCCAGAGCCTTTGGCCAGATACATCCCATACCACCGATTGCCAGCCACACACGCGCTGACTTGATCGTGAATGACCACGTTTTTAATCGTGATGGTGCTCGCCTCAACGTACAGGCCGTGGTAGTGAAAGCCGGTAATCTCGACATCCTCAATCCTGCCGTCTGTGACGGTATCCATGTACCAGCCTTGGATTTGACCCGCTGGGCTGGGATCGCTTGTCGGGCCATTGGCTCCGCTCAAGGTGAAATGCTTGAAGGTGATGCCGGTGGTGGCGGTGTTGCGAATGACCGGATTCCCAGTAGTAAAATTATTCGCCGCATTGGGCGCAATAATAATGTCCTCCCGCGCATCGTCGGGGTAGCCCGCAAACGTGATGTTGCTTTTCCCTTGGCCGGTGAAAATCACCCGCGTCAGATAGGT